TTGCAGAGCCGGCGGTTGTTGCAGAGCCGGCGCTGCCTGCTGTAGCAGCACTACCTGCTGATACTGCATAAGTTGCATTAGCAACAGTACCTGTTACATTTGCTCCCGGGATAGCAGTAAGACCTGTGCCTGCTCCGTAGAAGGTTCCGTTGAAGTTTGCTGCATTTACATTGCCGGTTACTGCCAATGAACTTAATGTACCAACTGATGTGATATTCGGTTGTGCGTTCGTAGACACGGTTCCAGCAGTACCTGCTGTACCAGATGACACTGCATACGTTGCATTAGCAACAGTACCGGTTACATTCGCACCTGGAATAGAGGTCAACCCAGTTGCTGCGCCGTAATGAGTTCCTGTTAAGTTCGCACCAGAGATGTTACCTGTTGCTATGATAAGTCCAGCAGTACCTAAGTTACCAACGTTGGCGTTACTGGTTACACTTAGCGTTCCTGTAAGAACACCTGATGTGGCACCAATGTTGCCTACATTCGCATTACCAGTTACGCTCAATGCTCCGCCAGTTACTAAATTGCCACCAGTTATGTTACCTGTTGCTACTACTAAACCAGCAGTACCGAGATTACCAACATTAGCATTGCCTGTTACATTTAACGTGGTGCCGATGTTCGCATTAGCAGTTATGTTGATAGCAGTACCTACATAATTCGTTGCTCCGATGTTGCCTACATTCGCATTACCAGTTACGCTCAATGCTCCGCCAGTTACTAAATTGCCACCAGTTATGTTGCCAGTTGCTACTACTAACCCAGCGGTGCCGAGATTACCAACATTAGCATTGCCCGTTGCACTTAATGCGCCGACGGTAGTGAGATTTCCACCTGATACATTTCCAGTTGCTGCAACTGTCAGAGATGCCGTAACTGTTGTGAAGTTACCTGTGTTCGCAGTAGTTGCTCCAACCGTGCCGTTATGTGCTCCGAATGTAGGAGCATTGACGTTGCCGGCGCCTATATTGCCATTAACAGTTAACGCAGTCAATGTACCTGTGCTGGTTATGTTAGGCTGATCATTAGTTGTCAGCGTACCAGTAAAGTAGTTAGCAGATACATAATTAGCACCCGAGATGTTTCCAGTGAATACACCATTAGTTGAGCCGATGTTGCCGACGTTTGCGTTACCAGATACTGTTACTGCGGTTAAAGTACCGACTGAGGTTATGTTTGGTTGAGCGGCAGTGTAAACAGTTCCTGCTACCAGAGCATTAGCGACTTGTCCACTGACGTTGCCACCCGCCACAGCGTTTGCCGTTGCTGCGTAATTTACTTGGTCGCTGACATTAGCACCTGCTACTGCATTTGCCGTTGCTGCGTAATTTACTTGGCCGCTGACATTTCCGCCGGCTACTGCATTTGCTGTTGTAGCGAATGTAGCAAGGCCTACTGCACCGCTGACATTTCCGCCTGCTACTGCGTTTGCAGCATCAGCGATGTTAGCGTGGGTTGCATTAGGTGCATAGCCGGTTACATTGGCGCCAGCTAGCTGGGTAAGTCCTGATCCGTTGCCAGAGAACACACCGGTATTAGCAGTGATGTTTACTGCGGTGACTGTTCCATTAACACCTAGACCAGTTAATGTACCAGTTGAAGTAATGTTTGGTTGGGCAGCGGTTGTTAGAACTGCTGTCGAATAGTTTGCAGTCAACATGTTGCCTGCATTTATATTACCTGCCCCAATATTGCCCGTTACTGTCAATGCAGATAACGTGCCAGTCGATGTGATATTTGGCTGTGCCGCTGTAGTGACTGTGCCTGCGGTTCCCGCAGTACCAGATGAAACTGCGTATGTCGCATTAGCAACGGTACCTGTTACATTAGCACCTGTTAGCGTAGTTAAACTTGAACCGTTACCCGCGAATACACCGGTGTTAGCAGTGATATTAACTGCGGTTACTGTACCATTTACTCCCAGTCCAGTCAATGTACCTGTAGAAGTGATGTTTGGTTGGGCTGCTGTGGTGACTGTACCTGCTGTGCTGGCCGTTCCTGAACCGCCGGCGCTCACTGCATACGTTGCATTAGCAACAGTACCGGTCACATTAGCACCCGGGATAGCAGTGAGTCCTGTACCTGCTCCGTAGAATGTTCCGTTGAAGTTTGCTGCATTAGCATTGCCGGTTATCAACAGAGAAGATAATGTGCCAACTGAGGTGATATTTGGTTGTGCATTAGTAGTGACTGTTCCTGCAGTAGTAGCTGATCCTGCAGTACCAGATGAGACGGCATATGTCGCATTAGCAACAGTACCGGTTACATTAGCACCAGTGAGATTATTAAGAGCAGAACCATTGCCAGTAAATACTCCGGTGTTAGCAGTGATGTTTACTGCGGTGACTGTTCCATTAACACCTAGACCAGTTAATGTACCAGTTGACGTAATGTTCGGTTGTGCTGCTGTTGTCAGTGTACCTTGCACGTAGTTAGCTGTCAGTAGATTTCCAGCATTAACATTACCGCCGGCTATATTACCTGTTACAGTAAGCGCAGATAGTGCACCGACTGAAGTGACATTCGGTTGCGCCGCAGTAGTCAACGTGCCTTGTAGATAATTCGCGGTTATTAGATTAGCTCCGCCCACGTTACCAGCAGTGATATTGCCAGTGAATACACCATTAGTTGAGCCGATGTTGCCGACGTTTGCGTTACCGGATACATTCGCAGTGGTTCCGTACAACCCGAGATTGGCGGTGACATTTGAACCTATAATATTACCAGATGCAGCAACTTTGCCGCTAGTAGTCAGATTTCCACCGATGACGTTGCCGATAACGTTGGCGATGCCAGTGGTGTTTAGGTTACTACCAGTGACATTACCTGATGCAACGACCTGTCCAATGGTATTGATATTTCCACCGATAACATTACCTGTTACATTCGCCCAGCCTGATGCAGTGAAGTTATTGGTGGTGATGCTATTTGGAAGATCGACAAAAACTGTTCTACCGGGCCCGGTAATGATAACTCCGTTAGCTCCCGGGAGACCGTTCTCCAGACGTAATCTCAATGTACTTGTGTCCATCGGGATAGTGGCGATGTTAGCACTGACAACTACGTTGCCTGTAGGTGAGTTAACTTGTATACCTATACCCGGGGTTCTATTAACAGAGTTAACCGCCGCACCTGCAGTTACGTCAAACAACTCATCAAAGTTTGTCTGTACCTTCTGAAAGGCTGTTCGTATCGCATCCGCATCAGGATCATCTGGGAACGTACCGAAGTCTATGTTTTGCTGCATGGGATAACCTTATCTTTCTATTTGTTTACAATTGTCCATATGATATCTTTTCATATTTGCGCTACCGCCTGATTTATCACAGTGCGGGCATACGAGTTTATATTGTGATTTATATTTCATTCCGCGTTTGGGTAGTCCACTAGCAATACAATGTTCAATCGTATGTGTCCCGGTATTTTTACCTAGCATCGATAGCCTTCGTTTTTCATTTGATTCCGGACGATGTTTCTTTCCTGTCATACCCATTGATTTTCCTCTAGAGGACTCCACTCGTCGGGCAATAACTTCCGGTGATTGTTTTATTCCGCCCGGGCCTTCACCACCGTCCGTTTTATTACGAAGTATTCCGGTGTTATTATCTTTACGTCCATACTGGCCAATCATCTGTTTCTCTAATGTGAAGGCATCAACTTCCGCTAATCCTTGTTCTAAAATAACGATTCTTGTTTTGTCAACGGGTTTACTTATCTCGCCCTTACTTTTAGTGTAGGCTCGATTTCCTTTACCCTTGCCTATATAATACGGACTTCCGTCATCTCTCAAGTAGGCATATACATAATATTCGCTCATCAAGTATTTATCGTTTGTCTCTAAACACTGTATCCAAAAAAATAGCTCGGCGAACCGAGCTATTTTATGTTCTATCTTCTTAGAAGCCTGCTAACTTTTTCCAGTCAGACAGTAAATCAGTCGATTCTTTCATCGGAGTCGATGCGATTGTCACGGGGTTGCCAACTGATTGTGTGCGCTTTCTGCCGTTAACACCACCAGAGATGACGTTCTGCATGAAGTCGATGTCAGATTCAAAAGTATCTTCAGCACCATTTGCGTATGCTTCGTCTAGATCCTCTTCCTCTTCTTCAGCGGATTCTTCTTCAGCGGATTCTTCATCTTCTTCTTCAGCGGATTCTTCTTCCTCGGCTGATTCTTCACCTTCGTCTTCAGAAGATTCTTCACCGTCGTCAGAATCTGCCTGACTCCATACATCATGTACTTTTTCTAGTTTGTCAGTAGCTTGTTGAACTTCTTCCTCTGATGATCCTTCTTGATCAGGCTCGACTTCACCGAATGTAGGAGTGTTTTCTGCAGCCATTTCTTCATCCTGATATCCTTGTGCTTCGCCAGGATTCATTCCTTGTTCTTCGTCTACTTCGACTTCCATAGCACCGGGTTGTTGACCTGCATTACCTTGACCCGTCATCTTACGAATGAGTCCGAGCATATCATCGTGATCATCAACTACACCAATCTCTGCATCAGGGTTGTTCTGTGGTTGAATAGACATTTGAGGTGAACCTTCATCTCCTACTTGATCATCATTGGCGAACATACCTAAACCAGCAGACTTAACGATTGCCAGAAGTTTCAAAGCATCTTCGTCAGTTGCCGAGATAGTAACTGAATCAGGACCGTCGCCTAATCCAGTGTTAGCAACAACATTCATGCCTTCGCTTAACAGATTGTCAAGACTCTTTGCCCAACTTTCGAACTGAACATCACCTGTCCCTGCCTTAGGTCTGTTGAATACGTCATACACTCTGTCTGTAGCAGCAGCGATAGGATCTCTGCTCCATGGAGTCTGAGCAGGTTTAGCTGGTACTTGAGCAGCTTGACGCACTGGACTTGGCTTATTAGCAGTGAAGTAATCTTGTGAATACGCACCTTCATCAACTGGAACATCATGGTCTTGAACATCAGTATCAAAGCGTTGTGTAACCCATTCATATGGATCACCATCACGTGCCTTCATAGTGCCGTAAGGCATTTCGCCTTGATCACAATAGTAATCATACAGTGCGTCATACAGATCCTCATCCAAGTCACCGCCGGCTACGAACTTCTTGACTTCGTGCTTGAACTTGTTGATGATGTGTTTCATCGTGTCGTGTGATTCACGTAGGATACTCTCTTTAATCTTGCTTGCTGGCTTCTTAGCGTCAGCGGGTTTCAAACTCTTTTGCATATCGGCCTTCGACTTTCCATATTTCTTTTTGAACTCTGCGTCCTTCATTGTACGGTCTTCAAGATCCATAGAGAGTTCTTTTACTTTGCCTTCTTCTAGCTTACCTTGTTTAGCAAGCTTTGCTTTGACAGCACCGGCGACTCTTTCGCCTGCTGCTTTTGAACCGTATTTTTCACCAGCTGACTTAGCGATCTTAGCAAAATTCTTACCTGGTTTGCCTTCATCTTTACCTTCACCTAATGGAACTTTAACTTCAACCATGTCCTTACCGTTATTCAACCCACCTTTGGTTACCTTGACGTTTGCTTTGCCATACTTCGCAGTTGCAGCGTCTGGGCTCATGCTGGTCTGTTTCCATCTCAATGACTTAGGATCTTCGGTTTTTCCGTTGACGGTGGAAGATTCTTCTACTTTCTTAGCTGCATCTTTGACAGCTTTCTTGAACGGCTCTGTCTTATTCTTGTCTTTATCTACATCAAGGAAGTCTGGCTTAGCTTTCTTAGCTTCTTCAACTTGTTTAGCTTTCTTAGCAGCGGCTACTTTACCAGACAGACCTTTATACTCTGCTGTTTCATCTTCGACTTTACCATCTTGGTCGTAATCTTTCTTAGCTTTTGCTTCATTCATTCCAGCTGGTACCGGACGAGATTTGTGTGCGTCACCGTATACTGAACCGACTACGCCGTCCCATTCGCCGACTGCCTGACCACTGGCGTCGTGCCCTTCGTCAATGTCTTTGTCACCAACAAACTCTACGGCACCTGCTTTACGGCAAGCAACGCGCCACTTGTAGTAGCCATGATATTCTGTTTCACCCATGTGATTTTTACCGACTTCTTTCAGTGCCTTATTAGGATCTGTAAGATCAACATCACCCTTGTTAATCATAGTAGTCATAGCAGCAGTAGCCTGAGGGGTTGTTGCTGTTGCTACTTGTTGACCTTGTGGGTTCTTGATAGCAGTCGCGCCTGGTAGCGGCGACGAAGTGTATTGACCATCTTCGTTAAGTGCTGTGTCAAGATTTTCTATCCAGTCTTTGAGCGAGTGCTTCTTAGTTGCTTTCTTGTCCCACTTAGGTAGCTTGACATCCTTCTTGGCACCGAATGCAGACCAGTCAGGCTTAGTGACATTACCTGCATTATCAGCGCCCTTCTTAGGACGGCCACGACCACGCTTTTCGTCAGCAGCAGGAGCAGCTTTCTTTTTCTTCTTGCCATTGTCATCTAGTTCTTCATCATCAGGATCACCTTGGTATTCCATACCATACTTGCCCTTGTGAACAAAGCTCTTTGCTTTTTCTTTTTCAGGGGTAGTCTTTGTTTTCAGATCAAAAGCATTTCCTTCAGAAGGCTTCTTTGCTTCAGTAAGTGGTTGTGACAGCGCCGTCAACTTATTCATCATGTCTAAAATGTTCATGTTATTTCCTTATTTATTTTCGAGCGCCTGTCGCAGGCTTAGCGGGACGAGTAATCTTACTCATAGGGCTTTCAGTGCCCTTCTTATCAATGACTGGTTGCTTGAACGGATCAAACGAATCCGGGGTCTTTTTACCTTCATACGGAATGTCGATCTTCGATCCTTCTGATTGTTTCTTGATAGAACTCAGATATGATTCACCATATTCTTTTGCAGCTTCTTTGCCGTTGTCTTCCAACTCACCGTGAAGTAGCAACGGATTGTGATCAGCTTGATTAGCAAACTGGTCATTCTCTGCGTTGATGCTGTCATTGAAGTCAGTAGTCGTTGCTCTGACCATGTTGATGTTGTGACCAAGTAGCATAGCAATCTGTTGAATCATCGGCTCAGTTGCTGGGTATCTAAACTCAGCTTTGATGATCGTTACTGGCTGGTTAGATAATCCCGGGAAACCGTACGGGTCCTTTTGAACTGGCGTAGTGGTCGGGTCACTGATCTTGATCGGGTCGAACTTATTAAGGTTGTACTTGAACAAATCGATAAAGTTTTTATCGACCTCTCCGGCGATCTTAATCGTATAGTTATACGATCTGACGCTTTCTGCGATGTATGTTTTTAAGCTAATCATGGAATATTCCTGTATTATATATTTATCATTGTTGAGTTGTTTTGCCGGTCAACGCCTTTAGCATCTCATTACGATCAAGTAATCTGGCTTCACCGACTGGTGTTGCTTCGATTTCTTCATTGTTTGATGCTGTTTTTTGATCCAGACTCAACTTTTTAAGCTGTAAATCTATCATCTTCAGTTTCTTGTTGATCTTCGCAGTCTTAGCAGTGATAGCATGTCCCAGGAATGTGCTGGCCGAGTTGAAGATTTCAGCAGAGAATCGTGCTTCCACTTGTAGGCCCAGATCCATTAGATCCTTGTAGCTTTCTTGAGCAAGTAGCGCAAGGTCGTCCATCTCGTTGTCAGCAGAATCAAGCCCTCTGACCTGGGGCAGTGCTGCTTCAATCTTCTCAAGATTTGAATAGGCTGCTGTTGTTATTTCCTGTGCTCGTTCTGGAACGATAGTTTCTTCATCGTCAATTGGCAACTGGAAAAGTTCTGATAGTTTTTTAGTCATATGATATTTATCGTTTGGGTCTGCCGTTACTAAAAATATCATGCTCCGTGATTATTCTGAAGGCAAAGCCGTGCTGATTACAGTATGCTTTTGCTGCTTGCCATTTAGCCGTGTTGATAACGACTTGCTGCTGATCGCCTTTACTCTTGGCTTCAGACATTATAGTTTGTGATCTTGGTTTGACTTCGATAACTTCAGCGTATTGCTTACCAGTGTTGTTCACATACACAACAAAGAAGTCAGGTATATAGTTGGTGGGTCGTCCGGTGTATGGGTGAATATATTGAATAGCGATTGACTCGCTGGCCCACTTCAATATGTTTTTGTTGTTATCGAAGAAGGTCATAATGGCCATCTCCCACGAACTACGATACTTCGGTGCCTTCTTTCCTATATACTTCTCAGGAAATTTAGGAGTGAAGATACCTTGGGCATACTTAGCCATGTTACTGAACGATGTTTCGTGACGCCGGCTGATTTGCCAGCGGGACCACACTTACTCCGTATAGAGAAGTCTTTGATTTGAAGCTGTTAAGATAGTAGCAGATGACCTGATTCATCTCCAGCTTAGTTGTTCCCTTGATGTATCCGAGCAAGTCTAACACAGGAATGTGAGTCTCTTGCGCGATTCTGAATAGCACCGCAGTCATGTTGTCAGCGATGTTGAAACTACCACAGACTGATCTGAAGTAGCCTCTGACAACATCAAACTCATCGCCGTTAACTACCGCATCGAAGGCGTAAAAGGAATCAAAGATTCTGATTGTTTTATCAAGTGCTGTGCGAGTGTCTAATATTCGTGCCATAATATTATTTATCAGGTGGAATAGCGGGTGGCTTATTTATAAGGTTCGCTGCTGCTGCACCTATATCAGAACCAGATGGAATCTTGAATGGATTGTTCGCATTAGGTGTACTATTCATCGCGCCAAGTATCTGTGAAGTCACATCACTCTTTAGAACCTGACCTAGGTTTGCGTTCTTAAATGTATTGTATGATTGTCCTGCGATGCCAAGGGCACCTAGATAGTTGCCTTCTGATATTGCCTGAGAGAACCCTTCTACACCTTCTACTAACCCGCCGGGGCCTAATATAGTAGAATTTGATCCAGGGCGAGATATAGGGCTCAGGGTTTTGTCATAGTTAGCAACATCACCGAAGCCCGGAACCATGTTACCTGGGTTAGCACCTGATATTGCACCAGAGTCATACACTACTGTTTCGTAATCAAGCGTCATGGTGTTCTCCATGGTGCCGTTGCCTTCAGCATAGTTATATGTGTCGTGACCAAAGCGTGTAATCATCGGATTAACAAGAACGTATGTGACGTAGTTATGCTGATTGAATCCGAATATACGGATTGATTTAAAGAACGGAACTTTAACTAATCCGGGCATTGACGGAGATGCTTCTCCCGAATATCCCCAGTTTTCATCGCCGGTGATTGACTTGTCATATTGCGTTCTGTTGTTGTACCCCGAGCCCTTAGAACTATCGCTGTTGACTGCTTTAGACGCTATCATTATCTTAGGGTTCTTTGAATCTGAATAGTAATACTGATAGTAAAGCTTCCATAGATTTCTGATCATTCCGCCGTTCTGGGCAGTACCAGCATCATCATGGAACGTGATATCCACTGGATCATATTTGATCTTTGACTGAACGATTCGCTTACGATTGTACTGGTTCATCTCATGAGTAGTCATAGTGAACGATGGTAGCTTAATCGACTTCACCGCCAGCCCCCAGTTAGCACTAGGACAGTTAGGAAGAGCTTCGGTGTTGACTTCAAAGTTCACATGGAACAGAAATTTTAGCTTCGGCGCATTCTCAAAGTTGTTTACTCGGAATGTTTTAGAGGCGTGGGTGTAATCCCGTAAAACAGGGCCGCCGAAGAATCCTCCGGCGACACCCTGTAGAAAGTCTGATACTGGACCTGACATATTTCAGTCTAACTGAAATTACTTGCCGTTGCCAGTTGCTGTTGTCGATGCTGTTCTTACTGCTGCGCCGACTGAACCGCTTAGTGTAGCTGAACTTGATGGGCCTGCATATTGCTCTGCGTTGTCGAAACGAATAGTCAATGCGATAGTAACCACATCATTTGTTGCGTAGTTCAACGTATTGTAGTTTGCTACTTGTACAAAACAACCAGCAAGACTCCAAGTTTCAAGAACTGTCGGCTCTGTTCCGCCATTGCCACCGTCTAGCATTTCAATAACTGTTTCAAACTTGTAATCGATACCAGCTGTTGCACTTGCTTGTTCAGCGAAGTCTAACTGTTTCTGAAGTTGTGAACCAACTGCCGCAGAGATTTTGCCGCTGGCGTCATCTCTAAGGTTGAGTGTCATTGGTTGCCACTGATGTTTTCCAGATAGATACATTGTCGAGTTGTAAATCGGCATTGTAATTTCTTGGAAAGTGACGTTGGGTCTTGAACAATCAATGACCTGTCTTGTTAATGTACCTACATCGCCTGAGCCGAATCCGTTGAAACGAACTCTGAAGCGGAACTGTAGCTTAGGCATTAATAGTGTTTCACCAGCGCCGCCATTTGGTACTGTCATGTTTGCGATTGATGCTGATCCTGTTGCCATATAAATCTCCTGTTAATATTATTTATCATAATGCCCCGAAGGGCATTTCTTATGCGCTCAATTCACCCGTGTTCAGAATACGAACCGGGATGTAAATGAATTCAGCAGCTTTCACGGGTTCAACCGCAACATCAATCCAAAGTTCATTTCTGTCAATTCTAGCAGGTGTGTTGTTTGATTCATCACACACAACCAGATAGTCATATAGACCACGTTTTGCAACCAAGTCAGCCATCAATGTCTGAACAACACCGCCAATTTGATTACGTGTCACTGCATCGTTCGGTTCGAACACAAACGGACGAGCCGCTAATGTCAACTGACGACGAATGTACGCAACTAAACGAGCAACGTTAGTTCTGTCAAGGGCACTAGACGAGTTGAAACTTGTCTTGTTACCGTAGTTCAACAGACCAACTCCGGTGAAGAACACCATTGGGTTGATGAAGTTTGTATACAGCACATCACGAAGACCAAGACTTGTTTTAATAGTCTGGAACTCGCCTGTTGCAGCATCAAGATAACCAATGTTAGAAGCATTGTCGATGATACCACGACGAGTACCAGCAGCAGCTAACCAAGGATAAGCGATACTGTCGTTACGCAAGAATGTACGGAGCATCATGTGTGACGATGGCACTGCAACCAAGTTACCTGACAAGTCAGATGTAATACCACTTGGATAGAACAGACCTAAGTAAGTGTCGCGTGTTACGCAACCTGCTTCGCCTGTTCCAGTAGCACCAGCTGCATTAGTAGCCCAAGCTTGAATGTCAGTTGCGCTTGCTGCTAATCTTAGCGGTGTGTCACCGATGATGTAGCCAGTCATACCACGATCATTGTTCAGCGTAACCATACCAGGTTGTAGTTCTGGGTAGTTAGGTGCTGCCATCAGATTGAAGAAGTTATCGTCATCACGGATGTCTGTGTTAGTAGACACTATTGCGTTCATTGCTTCAACAACCATAGCACGTTGTGCCTTGCGACCCATGTACGGTGAACCATTTGATTGATTACCGCTTACTGTAACCCATGCTGCCTTCTCTGTAGGAAGTGTTTCTCCTGGGAAGTCAGTCATGTTGAAGTATGCTGAACGATATTGCTTGACGTTGTAACCTGAGCGGCGTGTGTTGAATAATAACATGCCTTGTGGATACAGAGTTGCCTGAGGAGCATCCAGATCAAGATATCTGCTTTGTAGCAATGCTGGGATAGTTGCCATCGGATCCTGAGTAGGACTTACTGTATCAGCCGTTGCCCAACGAGCATCTGCAAATAGAACACCAGTTGAACTAGTCTGGTCAGAGTTATCTAACAGAACCCATTGATCAACTTGACTACCAACATCACCTACTGCTTCCCAACGAGAGATAACTGGATAGTTTTCAAGATCACTTGTATCGATCCAAAGATCACCATAAACTAATACTGATCCATCATTCTGAACAGTCGGGGAAGATGCAGAAATGATCGGGCCCATCGGGTCAGTTGCGTTAACACCTGTCGTCGGGAAACCCGAACTATCGTAGTTAGTCTGGCCATAACCAACCCATGCGCCGCCCTTTTGAACCATGATATCAACTTCGTCAGTGACGCTGTAGAACCAGTTCTTGTTGTTAACAGGGTCAGCGACAGGCGGGCCCTCGTTCGAGATATAGTCAAAATCAACCCAATTACTCAATTGAGTAGTATACATTGCAGAAGGTGCACCTGACACATATGCCAATGCTGTGATATTAGTCGATCCGCCGACTGCGGCAACCTCAACTACTAGATCGTTTACTCCAGTAATTCCGCCTAGCGAAGAACCTAGCACAGTAAGCACATCTCCCACTGTGTAACCGGTGCCCGCATTTCCACCGACACCAGCACCGTTTAAAATATATGATCCTGTGACTGAGGTGACACTTGCTTCACCATTTGTACCGGGGCCGCCGACTAACGGTGCATTACTGAAGACAGCGGTAACACTAGGCCCATATTTGCATCCAGTAGTAGAATTAACTACAAATCCTGCTGCAGCGATTATTCCGTTACTAACCCCGCCGATCGAGTCATCTAGAACAATTGCTCCGCCTTCAGTGTGAGTTAGTTGAATTGCGCCGTCTGTAGTAACGCTTGCTGTCGTATAAAGAATATTAGCAGCGGACCATGCTGTAACGAAGCCGACAGCGCCTTGTGCGCCTAGCGGTGCTGTAATAGTTACTGTTTGCGCGGTTGTTAAGTTAGGGCCGCTAGGGGTGCTAACTTGTACTGTAATAGTGCCTGCACTGAACGTTGTAGGAATTGTTGTTCCTGTAACTACTGTCGGGCCGGTCGCCAATCTTTCGTATAGATAAACTGGTCCTAAAGGGTATTGAAGATCAAAGTTGTATTGAGCATACACCGTACCAGCAGCAATGCCGGCACCGCCTGATCCATCTAATTCTGCATTAGCAGCCCAGTCTGATGTGTATAAAGAAACATTCTTGTTCACCCATAGTTGAGTGGTAGAATTAAATTTAGATACGACTGGTTGCAGTCCGTTACCCGCTGCCCCGACTTTAATCCATACAGACCCGGTTGGTCTTGGGTACGTCTGACTGCTCGACCACAGCGGCATTTCCGCAGAAGTGCCGTAAATTAGACTAGGTTGATATAAATTTGTGTTTGCAGCAATTCCGATATCAGCCAGTACTGAACCAGAACTGGAACTAAAATTTAAATATACGGGCGCGCCTGTTTTTGGCTGTTTTGAAAATACACATAATTTACCGCTTCGAACTGAAGCAGTTAAAGTTGACCAACCCAGAGTCTGGATAACACCGGCCACGCTCCCCACTGAACCGAAGCCGCCGCCATCATCTGGCACAGTAATTGTTGCAGTATATAGACCATTGCAATGGATATTGAATGACTGACCGGCGACTAAAGTATTGGAAGGTACCGCATTGTTCCCGATAACCGTAGGAATGTCGCCGCGCCATAATCCGCCACCCAGTGTTGTCCAAATATTTTGAGTAGTTTTGTAAAAATACTGTCTTGATGTAGGGTCACTAGGATAAGACGAAGTGTGCAGTGTATTTACTGCATAGTCACCAATATTACCGATGCTGTTCAGAGGAACACCGCCAGTTAAATCATCGGGATTAGTGATAACGATCGGGCTTTGAAGTGTGAACTTGCCTGTACCCGCATTGAACTGATAGATGCCCCAAGTAGAATCAGTTGTGTCTAACCAGTATGTTCCGTTATCAACAAAACCAGTAGGACGACCTGTTTGACCAACTAAGCTGGCCAGATCAATGTCTGCACGTAAAACGTAGCAACGATTAGTAACTCCGAGTAACGAGTAAGCAGCAAGTAGACCGTATTCGTTCAACTCGTAACCCTGAATAGGAGTACCATTCGTTGTAGAATAGAAGAACGGTGAACCGTACAAGTTGACCAGGTCGCGTTGACTTGTAACTTGGAACAGCTTGCCTGCGTTTGTTGCAGTTGTTGCAGCAGCAACAGCAGTACCAGAAGCATCAGACTTATTTTGCGCTGTTGCCAAAATAACAAGAGGAACTGAACCGCCCGGTGCTGGTAGATATTGGCTTTGGTCAATGATTGTGACTTCTACGCCTGGTGATGTTAATGCCATTTTATTGTTTCCTTTAAGTAAAATTTTGAGGCTTACGGCCTGTTTGCATGATACTAATATTTATCTTTTTGCTGAAAAAAGTTCGGTTATTGTCGATAACCGTGCCTTTAATGTTTAATTGTTAATTGTTTCCAGAATGATAAATAAAGACATGAATTATTCTGAAGCATCTGTCTATTGGTTACACCTTATTGAACACACTGATCCATTGAATGAAGGTTACATTGGTGTTTCTAAGAATCCAGAATCCAGGATGGCTACTCATATTCGCAGAGCATCTGAAAATAGACATCATAATATTAATCTTATCGAAGCCATCCGGGACTATGGAAAAAATGCTATCATCAAAGATATAATTATGACAGGACAAGAGGTATTTTGTTATGAGGTTGAGAATGACATGAGGCCTGGTCCGAACATAGGATGGAACATCGCTGAAGGCGGACGTATGGGTGCAGGAGGAAGATTTGGGGTACCAAAAAATAAAAAACTACTTGAGCGGCGAAAGATTGAAAAAGAAAGAATAAACAAGGAGCGAAATGACAGAATAGCAAATGGAATACCCACAGAATTGGATCGTAACTATCTACAAAAAGAGAAAGAAAAAGCAATACATAACAAAAAATATCAATTACATATGTCAGCAAACGAACCACTGACAGATTGTGCTTTGTATTTGAGACCCATCTGCCCTACATGTAATAAGAACTTCTGTGCGGTGAACTATATCCGTGCAGGAGTCACACACTATCGAAGTAGATGTGATGAGTGTGGCCGAAAGAAGGCCAATCTCCGGCCTCGTAAGGCGAACTGGCAACGAAGCAAGTATAAAAAGAAAGTAGTGTGTGACCTATGCGGTTTTCGCGCCATTTATCCAAGTCAACTTCTAGTTTATCACACTGATGGGAATCTGGAGAATATCGAACTGTCAAACCTGAGAACAATTTGTCTGTGCTGTGTCGAGGTTGTCAAGCGCAAAGAGGTGACTTGGCGCCGGGGTGATCTTATAGTCGATTAAGAATGTGATCTACATTCTTGTAGAGTTCAACCAGAGTGTCATTGTTGTCAAGATGGAAGTCGTATCGTAACCCAACACTGCTATACTCACTGGCATGAACATGATGGCGATCAAGCACCGCTTTCCCTGTTGCCCAACCGGTATTACCATCAGGCCCTTTGTTGTAAGCTACTGCATCATCATACCAATGAGGTTCTGCGCCGCGATGAACCCTGATCGTTGTGCCGTTGACATTCTTGATTGAAGTGAGTTCATTCTTGAATCGGGAATCGGTGATCACGATGTTTTGATCAGAGGTTCGCAGCTTGTTTTCTACGCTTGTTACCCATATGTCCATATGAAAGTGCAGGCGACATACCTCTGTGCCCCATTGTTGAAGAACCCAGCGTGGTGTGAGTTTTGGGATAGAAAGACGTTCTGCCCACCATGGGTCAATTTGATCACGCCACTCACGACTTTCAGCAGTAAGACCGTCGAGTAAAGTTCTGTCCCAACTAAAGATTGATGCAACTGCGTCTTTGAGACTTCCTGCAAAGCTTACTTTTTTGAAGCCATGTTTGGCGATTAGATAGTCGGCAACAGAATCTTTCCCGCTGCCAATGAAACCGCTTACTGAGATTATTTTATTCATGCTACTCCTGTAGAGAGTTGATTATACAACCTTCTTACAGAAAAAGCAAGTGTTTTATTAACCGATTACCCAGGTTAGGGGTTGTGAATAGTCAACGAAGCGTTTCAGGTCTTCTAAAAGAGTTTCTTTCATTTTCTCTCCGTCTGCTTTCATTGCTGCACCGTTGAGAGTGGTGCCGCCGCCTGGACCTGCGATTGTGCTGAACTTTTCACGCGCACTACCAATGATGATCTTCAGTTCAGCAAGAGTCCAGTCACCGATCCATGGACCTGAACCCAAGTCTTGTAGCAGTGTTTCTTCTGTTTTCAGAACGTCGGCCCAGATAAGAATCTTCTCACCAGTCGATTTAGGGTCACGCACGATACGCAGCACTTTGCTGACTGGGTTGAAGGTATAAATAACATATCCACCGAACATTCTTGCCGCTAACTCAACGTAGCCTGCATAGAAGTCATACGTTGCCAGACCACCTGCGGCGTTGTAGTTCAACAAATATGTGTTAAGAATAGCACTGCTGAAAGGATCGAATGAGGATGATGAAGGGCCAGTATCAAGACCAACCGTGCGTCTGAATAACGATCTGACGTTGATGAACTGCTCCGGAAGCGTGTATGTATCAACGTTGATTTCAGTGGTGAACAGAGTATACGTTTCTTCCGTGGCGTTCTGCGCCCGTTGACGATACACCTGAACGGCGTAATTGAATGCCGTCTCATAGTGAGCAGGATCGATTTCCAAATCGATAATCCCAGCACCAAGTCTGTTGCTGAGGTTATCGAATAGTTGTTGCTTGCGTTCTTCTAAAGTAAGTCCTGTTGCCATAGTATTTCCCTGATATTCTATTTATCAGTTCTTATGTGTGTCAGTATCAAGTCTGCAATAGCTGCATGCGAGAGAGGACCGGGGTGGATACCGTCTAGACCCTGATCTAGATTAACTGATGCGTCGAGGTATCTGATAGAACCGGTTAGTGGCAGTGGTAGGGCGGCGCCGGCAATAAAATTATGTAAATTTTCATCATTATAAAAATTATATACGGTTACGTTTTTATTTTCCAAATAGTTAGTTGAATGACCAATGTCCAGTAGAGTTCTCACGCTTAAATCATATTCGGAATGGGCCATATAAAATTCTTTGCACAGATGCATCTGATTTTTTTCATTAGGGCCGAGGCGAATAATTTCCCCCACATCGTCAAATAGAATACTAAGATCAGAAATATTCCATAAAATAATAACAAGATCAGCAGTGCAGGTATCCGCGCTTAATACGTTTAATAAAATCTTTAAGTTCGGTGCGCCGCACTCGGCCCGATTATCACATTCTATATTCATAGCATCAGCTACTAAAGCCGGCCATGACAACCTACTAGGAGTCTGGCCTGAGCCAGCGGTGTCGAAGTTATAGCAATCGATTAAACCGTGTCCGAATGTTACGGATGCCCCGAACGCTATTAATCGCTTATAAGTGTTGTTTGATGATGTCATATATTATGTGATTACCTATAGCGGAGTAGTGGTTGAAATATCCTGGGTTATCCCGGTGCACCTCAGCAAAATTCAGCATATCTTTAAACTGGTAAAGGTTACTCCATTCTGAATTAACCACGTGAATAATTTTCGGATAGATCACATTGGTTATTGAACATATCTTTTCACACAATAAGGTGTGCATAAACACAGCAGATTCCATGTCGAAATAATTCTCGAAATAATCAACGATAGGAAGTAGATTTTTGAATTTTTTGCTATGTTCTTTTATATCAGCATATATTAGGTCGCTGCTATGATGAAGCGAATCTGTCTTATGCACCGGATGTTCCCTCACCACCAATCGAAGGGGGCTTGTGTGTGATATTATCACATGGGAGAAGGCGGTAATATCAACTGACGTAATTTGTTTAAAGATTTTATACTCGCTGCACCCAGCTTGCGCTAGATTGGTAACGCTAAAATCTTTCGCTAACAAATTGGGCCAGCCGATGCCTGCTCTCTTTACTGTCCAGTCCGCAGCAAAACTATCTCCGCATATTAATATGTTATGTGCCATAACATATTTATTACGAAAAAAGGTCCAGTTAAATAACACCTTTTAAAGTGAGTCCTGTTGCCATAGTATTTTCCTTGATTTTTCATCCCGGATCTATTCATTTATTCACGCATCTTAACACAGACCCTACGGGTCTTTAACCCTTCGCTTTTTCGCTCGGGTCTTTTTAATGATATCTTAAACGGGGACTTCACATCTATTCTTAGGCATGGCGAGTAGATATAAATCCACTACGCCATAGGTCTATTCTTGAGGCCCGAAGGTGCGACGATGAATTCAAATATTATAGTGGAGGATTGTCTATGTCTCACTAACCATTTCTGGGATTTGCTGTATTCGCTGTTATGTTGAACCGTGGTTCATCGAGGAGATTCAACCAGCCCACGCCCTCTACCGCAATTACTCTGGCGTGACAAACTTTTCGTAGATTACTCTATCACAACCGTTAAGGTATAGGAAACGTGAACTGCTGTGAGCAGGCGTTTAGGCATCCCGAAGGGTAGTCCTATAAATTTAGCGTTGGCGCGCTTCTACCGTCACACCATGGGTTGAGGACGAGGTTGTAGGACACTTCGAGGTGTGCCGACCTATTGCCAAGTTATTACTGCTATTGCACTAACTTAAAGATCAGGAACAGATCCTTGAGGGGATGATTCCATGGATCCTTCACACCGAAAGCGATATGACCACCGCGAGTATCCATGTCGATAACATCCTTACCCTTAATAACGGTCGACTTGTCAATGCAGGTCAATTCAGTTCCGTCGGGGAGTTTGTTGTATTCTTCCTCATTGAAGAGGACAAGATCGTCATCCCATTTAATCATTAGATGTCGCCTTCTTTGCGAGTCTCGCTGGCAGCAGCGGAGAATGTTCCGCCCGGGTAGCGTGATTGTAGTTTTGAAACATTGAGAGCGATCACATCGTTAGGGTTAACGCCGAGTGCCCGACAAGTGTTGGTCCAGTACCAGATTACATCACCCAATTCTTTGACCAGATGAGCATGGACCTCTTCATTCAGTTCTTTGCCATGAAATAAAACCTTCTTGACAATCTCACTGAATTCACCGGCTTCGCCACACAAACCCATAGCACCAGTAATCAGCAAAGGCACATTCACATCGGGACCATACTTATCTTGATTGGCATCATAATTCGCATCAACCCTGGATATTGAGTTGGTGAATGATGTTAGATCATTGCTTGCTTGGCTTGTAATAGCCTCGACAAATTCGGTATACTTATTCAGATCGATCATATTATTCCTAAAACTTGATTATACATAATCTTTTACAGGAAATCAATCAAAACGGAATAAATAAAAGTGAGAGTCGCGGCTGGCAGGCCCACCCTCTCTAACGCCGTGAAAGGGCATCAGCATGTGTATTTATTGTGGAACAACTAAGTATCGTAAAATATACGAGAACCATATCGGTCCGATCCCAAAAGATGTAACCGGACGCACATATGACATTCATCATTTAGATGGTGATCGTACTAACAATGGCCCATCTAATTTAGCAGCCCTAAGTATCCAGGAGCATTATGATATTCATTATAGGCAATCAGACTTCGGAGCATGTCTGCTTATAGGGCGCAAAATGACAATGCCTGCAGAAATATTATCTGAACTCAACCGGGCTAGAAATTTACAACAAGTGATTAATGGTACACATCCATGGCAGACAAGACCGGATGGAACAAATGTACAAACTGATCGTGTAACGAAAGGAACACATCCATGGCAAACTAGACCGGACGGTAGTAATCATAATATTGATCGTGTACTGAATAAAACACACAATCTCCTTAAGAGGGAAGATGGTTCTAGTGTTAGTAAAACCAAAACATTAATACCGGGATATGTCAATCCTTTTTCACGCAAACCGGATGGCACATCCCCTTTTGCTGGGCGAAGGCACCACAGTTATGATCACACAATATATGGTTTTAGGCATAAAGATACAGGAGAGGAAGTTTTTACAACTCGTCACGATTTTTATACCAGTCATAAATTGGAATCGCGCAACGTCAATAAGATGGTGCGCGGTGCCGTAAGGACAGTGAAGGGTTGGCAGTTGATTACGACGCCTTCAAAATAATAGTCCGGTCGCTTGTTCGACCTTTGGGAATAGTTGCTACTGCCCGAATAGCCTCGAAAAACTTTCGTCCGGCCGGTTTGCCCAACTTCAGAAATTCCTTTAGTTGTTCTGCCGGTTTACGCAGTGTCTTTGTCTGGCTTTTTGCTGTGTCGAAGCCCAAAATAGTTGTGCCTTTGACAGTCATAGTTTTGCTATATTCATCGGCTACTAGGTATGTTAACTTCCGTAGTTGGGTATCATACAGATACACTTCTTCGGCGTTATGTACCTTAATAGGACTGATACTGATCAAATCTACTTTTGTTGCCGGGTCATTGAACGCCTTCATATATTTCATTTTTGAGACCGTTTTTTCCACCGGGCTCGCCTTACGAGCGCGCGGTGCTTTCGTTGTCTTTTTGAGACTGACATAACTATTGAGGTCATTGATGATTAACTCAATGAATTTGATCGTATTCTTGACTTGTTGCTTGCTGTAATGACTGTACGCTTGAACCAATTGAGCGTCCTTGCCTTCGAGCAGTTCATTCATTTCAGCAAGTTTCTTGTTCCAGACTTCACGGAGCATGGATATGTGTTGAACCATGACATTCTTCTTAGCCACTTCATCCATTGGACGCAGCGAATGTTTTGTGGGTTGTCCTGCTGTGAGGTAGTCATCAAACAGTCCCTCCAATTCACCTGCAGCCTCACGCGCCTTTTCACGCATTGTCTCCTGGATGTTTGTCTTAGCAGTTGCAGCCTGTTCAGGAGTCTTTGCCGCAGTTGTGAATTTGCTTGTCACCTTAACTTCGGGCTTGTTGATAGTCAACAGCAGCCTGGAGATTTCGTTTTCCAATGACAGCATTTCATGCTCTGTCAGTTCAAGACCACGTAGGACCATGCGAGACAGCCATGCGAATGTGGGCAGTCGGAACTCGCCCTCATCGACTTTACGCATGACTTTGGCATCTGCTGTCCGTTCATGAATGTCAAGATAAGTTGCCAGCATATCGCGGGCATCTTTGCGAGTGTAGAAACGATGATACCATGCGAGACCGCGGGCAATCGCTGAGTTGCGATTCTCGGCTGCAGGTTGTTCGGCGAACAGAGGTTCGTCGCCGAGATATTTTTGATCAACATCACGCGGGTTCAGCGCCTTGACTTGACTGTGGTCTTCTGTCTTTTTGTGTTTACGAGTTGCCATTAGTTTTCCTTTGTGATATTGTAGCACTATTTAGATGAAGTGTCAACCGAACAAGATCAACAGCATTGCAACGATAAATGCTAGTCCTGGATTACCTGTAAGAACTAGGATGATTACAGCAATCCACGCCATTATGCCACCTTGCGAAAGTAAGAGTAGGGGAGACCGTGAGTGTAGCAGAGATATTCCCAATCACCGTCACAGGTGCTTGCTTCCATGATCCAGCGCAGGGCAACTTCGCGGGTCTTGGCACCTGAGTTGATCGTCTTGGTGACGAGCACCTCGAACGCCACGATAGCGTCTTGTTCCCGGCGGGCATCTTCTGCCATGGTGTTATCCAGAATCTTGAGCATATAGTCCCACTCATGTTGCTTGCCTTCGTCGGAAGCATGAGTCCAACCGTACCACCAAGACTGACTCGGGCGGAAGCCGAAAGCGTCTTTGTGAAGATCAGAAACGATGTTTTCGTCAAAAGTGTAAGCCATTTGTTTCTCCGTTTTCAGTGTATGAGTGTATTATATACCCAAACTGATTTATTGTCAACCTACGCCACTTTGCGATACTCTGCCCTGAAATAGCACTCTGAGTCGCCGCCGAAGTATTCCTCGCAGAACTTTTTGGCCTCTTCCTCGTTGTCAAAAAATTTCTCACCCATCGGGCGCTGACCATAACCACGTTCGTGTTCAGTCATCGTCACTTTGAACAGGGGACCGTTTAGTTTAACTTCAGACATTTCCTACTCCTTCTTTCTACACTTTCAGTGTAACAGATTACGGGTTTATTGTCAAGTGATAAATACTCTATGCACATATTTGGCCGACAACACACCAAAGAAGGATTTTATGTATACGCCTATTTGCGAGAATCCGGCACGCCATACTATATCGGAAAGGGCATTGGCAAACGAGCAACCGAAAAGCACAGCATTCCGCTGCCAGCCGATAGAAACAGGATAATAGTCATCGCAACCGGACTAACTGAGTTATGGGCATATGCTCTGGAGCGAAGATTGATAAGATGGTATGGTAGAAAAGATAATCTCACTGGGATTCTGCACAATAGAACTGATGGTGGAGAAGGTAAAGCAGGGTGTCCTTGGGATACAACCTTATATACATTTTTTCACTCTGATGGAAGAGTTGAGCATTGTACGAGATATGACATGGTCAAAAAACATTCATTGAATATTTCTGGTGTTACGGGATTGGTTACTAATAAAGCAAAGACACATCGCGGATGGAGACTAACTCCAGAAAAACAAAAATGGAATATTACCAGGTTTGGCGGGAACAATCCCAATTTCGATCTAACTATCTATTCTTTCGTTCACCAAAATGGTGAAAAGGAAAGTTGCACCCAATCCGAACTCACTAAAAAATATAACCTCAACATTACAAGTATGAGCAGTGTCGTCAACCATAAACAACTTCGCGTCGGAGGATGGTGTTTACTAACAAATACATAAATATATGCCACGATTGAGTCTGTACCATCCCACCAAAAGCAATGATTATCGATACTTTGATCGGGCCGTTGCCGAACAATTGACCGCAGGCGGAACTGATCTGTATATTCATAAATATCTCGGACCGACAAATCAGGGTACATCGATTGATGCTACTCAACCACAATATGATTCACTGAATCCAATGAATATCCAGGACCTGTTATTTCAGGAAAACCGCGATAGGACATACGAACCGGACATCATCAGGCTGCGCGGTCAATATGGAGTACAGAATCTGGACTTCGACCTAAGTCAATTCGGTCTGTTCCTAAACAACGATATTTTATTCATCACCATTCATTATAACACGATGATTGAATTGGTCGGTCGGAAGCTGATGGTCGGTGATGTACTGGAACTTCCTCATTTACTTGACTACAACCCGCTGAACGAAGTGATCCCGGTGTCGCTAAGACGATTCTATCAAGTCACTGACGGAAACTATGCCAGCGAAGGTTTCTCTCCTACTTGGTATCCGCATCTGTGGCGTGTCAAGTGCGAACCGTTAGTTAACAGTCAAGAGTTCAGTCAAATTCTTGCTCAACCCGCAAACACTGACAACTATGTTGGTCAGTGGAATGCTACACAAACATATCCGGCAGGTTATGTCGTCACATTTGGCGACACTAACTACACCTCAACTCAAGAAGTTCCAGCTGGCACCATGCCACCTAACGCTACTTACTGGGCGCTGGATACACAACAGAATCTTAAAGATATTCTGTCAACGTACAATAAGAACATCGCCATCAATGATGCTGTATTAGCTGAGGCAGCGCGACAACTACCTAAATCGGGATATGATAACACCAAGTTATACATCGTTCCTAAATACGGTCCAGAGTCCGACAAAGTTGGACAACCTGCTCCGCCTTATGACTTGACGATAACAAGTAGTGGACCACCTATTGTAGTCGGCACTGTGGTGCTGATGAAGTCACCTAAATACAGAAACGCCAGCCCAGCTATTCGTCTGCCGAAGAACACGGATATCACTGCATTCCTGCAGATGATCTTACAGTCAGTGACGCTACCTGCCAAGAAGATAGGCAGCGGATCGGGTCCGGTCACGGGTGAGAAAGTTCTGTCAGTATACTCATTGGGTTCCGGAGTCGGTCCTTACGGCACAGTAGATTCAATCGATGTGACTGCTGACTCTGACCTCATGTCACCAGGGTTTGACGGAACAATCACAGGAGCGATGGACTTCACGGCTGACGCAGACCCTGCATTCACTTACATTGCCAGATACAGTCCGCTGTCGTTTAGCTACACAGCAGGATATCTGTCAGGATCAAGTGAAGCACCAAATGGTTTCCCAACTGGCGCTGGTATCACCTTCCCACTGGCACCTCAGCTTGGTGACTACTTTCTTCGCACTGACTATCTGCCGCAGATGCTATTCAGATGGGACGGCCAATTGTGGGTCAGAATCTCAACTGATGTGCGAACATATACTGGCTTCACCCCAGCTGATACTTCATTGCTATCTGGATACATCAATAACTCAAATGAGACAGAACTTACAGATGGGACATTCGTTCCGCAGAAGCAAGCACTGTCAACTATTTTAAAACTGGCACCCGATCCGTTGCCACCTATACTTTAAAGGATTTATTTTGGCCGCATTCTTCTACGATAATCAGATTCGCCGTTTTCTACTACAGTTTGCGAAGATATTTTCTAACTGGCAAGTCACCAGGGGCAAAGACCCTGCAGGCAATGATATCATGGTCAGAGTACCGGTGATGTATGGTGACAGCAGCAGACAAGCAGCAAACATCATCTCTAACAACACCGCAAGCAACCTGCCAAGTGCTCCGATGATTTCATATTACATCAGCGGGCTTGAGTATGATCAGAAACGAACTCAGGATCCTACATATACTGACAGAATCAGCATCAGACAACGTGCATACAATAGTGACACTCAGACTTATGAAACTACACAGGGGCAAGCATTTACAGTTGAACGACTAATGCCAGTGCCGTATACACTTAAAATAACAGTAGACTTCTGGACAACAAACTACAATCAAAAGCTTGAATTAGTTGAGCAGCTGGGTACCCTGTTTAACCCTGCGCTTGAAATACAATCAACTGATAACTTCATTGACTGGACTTCATTGAGCGTTGTCTATCAAGAGTCACTGAACTGGTCATCACGAACTATTCCACAAGGTTCAGGCAATCCTATCGATGTGCTGACTTGGAAGTTCTACATGCCTATATGGTTGAGCACCGCAGCGAAACTTAAAAAGTACGGCGTCATTGAGAAAATCATTGCGTCTATCTTCAAAGGTCATGCGCTTACTGACATTCAAGATGATGATCTGTTGTTAGGGACCAGACAAAAGATTACGCCTTACGGTTATAAGTTATTGTTGATCAGCAATGCTCTGCAAATACTTCCTGCTAATCGGGACTTCTATCCTGAGAACGATGATCTGAACTTGCCACCTAACCCAGACACCTCAGTCTATTGGGCCAGTGTGCTGAATGTATACGGCACGATTCGTCCAGGCATCTCGCAAATCTGGTTACAGAATCCCTATATGACAACAGAGATTGTTGGCACGATTGTTCCTGATCCAAATGATGATCGTCTGTTGATTTACAGTATCGACCCTGATACTCTGCCGCAGAATACACTTGCTCCTGTTGACAGTGTAATCAATCCGCTAGTCTCTGGTCCTAACGCCGGACTACCTGCACCAGTCAATGGCAGACGCTATCTGATCGTTGAGAGTATCGGTCATGTGGGCGACACAACAATCGGCTGGGGTGATCTAATCGCTCAAGCTAATGATATTATTGAATACAGCAGCGCACTGGGCAAATGGTTCGTCAGTTTTGACAGTTCATTGCTTGCTGATGTTCAGTATGTCACTAATCTCACCACTGCGGTTCAGTATCGCTTCACTGATGATACTTGGATGAAGTCTTGGGAAGGCTTTTATGCGGCCGGGGACTATTCTATTGTTATTTGATAAATAAAAGTGTAGTTCGCGGGCGTCCACTCCCCAACTACTCTATGATTGAAAGGAATCACAGCATGACTATTTATTATGTTTATGCATATTTGCGTAAAACCAACAACACCGTGTATTATATAGGCAAGGGAAAAGGCAGTAGAGCATATGACTCTATTAACCACCGTATTAAAGTACCTGAAAAATCTAGAATTATTATAATAGAACGGAACTTAACCGAGATAGGTGCTTTCGCACTAGAACGACAACTAATTAAGTGGTACGGTAGAAAAGATTTAGGGACCGGGGTACTTCGTAACCTAACAGATGGTGGAGAAGGCACTAGTGGTTATAAACAATCTAAATCACATACTGATAAAATTAGAAAAGCTAACTTGGGCAAAAAAGTAACTGAATGTGTTAAAGAAAAGATTAGACAAAAATTAGTTGGTGGAAAACACACTGCTGACCAGAATACCGCAAAGAGTGAAAGACAGCGCGGAAAGAAACAGCCCTGGGTGAGCGCCACCCTTACTGGTCGAAAGAATCCTAAAATCAGCGAGGCGTTATCCGGTATACCTAAACCGATTGTAGAATGTCCTCATTGCGGCACATCAGGGGGCGCAAGTGCCATGGGTAGATGGCACTTTGATAAATGTAGGGCACATCATGGCATAGTCTAAATAGTATATGAATCAATCTGCCGGCGTGTTCTTTTACGCCACGAAAACTAAACGCTATCTATATCTACTTCGCACAGACGCCAAGAACCCTGGCAACTGGGGCATACCCGGCGGCAAGGTTGAGAAGGGCGAAACTCTATTAGAGGGTGTTGTGCGTGAGTGTCAAGAAGAAATAAGTCACTTCCCTAAAGATGCGAAGCTGATTCCTATTCAGAAGTTTATCAATCGCTCGTTCACCTATCATACTTTCTTCTGCCAGATTGAAGATGAGTTTACCCCGGTGTTGAACGATGAGCATTGCGGATATGCTTGGGTAGGCGATAATCAATACCCTAAACCATTACATCCGGGACTGTTCAACACCGTCAACTTTGATGTTGTGATCGACAAGCTTAAAGCACTAACCAGTAAATGAAAAAGAGCACCGAAGTGCTCTTTTTATTTCTTTGACGAGTCCGATATATGAGTTTGAATAGTTCTTTCTATTACATCAATCCTGCCCTTCATTTCAGCCCCTTGTAATACCTCAGTATTAATTGTTGCTGAAAGTTGAGTCATCTCACTTCGTTGTGTGACCCAAGCACCAGTTGCTAATATTTGTGCGAATCCAATAACCCATGCTACTATCTTCCAGGCACCGCGCCCTTGATTCATCATTTTCTCTCCTTCAGCAGTATGTTCGTTAAATGCTTCGAGGTGAATTTCTAACTTATCACTAATTTCCCTTACGGTACTTGTATTTGCTTCCAGAGCTTGGTTAATGCTATGGAGAACAATAAGGAATGCCCGTTGTTTGGGATCATCCTCATTCGCAATCATCTGCGAAATGTCGAGAGTGCCGGGCCCGTCACGCCCACGCCAGCCCATGCTCCCCATTTGTGTATCTGAAAAACCAGTTGCCATACATCATCCTTAAGAGTTATTAACAGTAATCACTCCGTACGGTTGACTTGGCGTTGCATTTGCTGCAATCGCTGCGTTAAACGATGCGTAGTATGCTGTAGCAGTATCAGTGTTACCAAATCCTCTGGCTGTATGATCAGCTAATCTTTCTAATAATACAGTTGCCGGTGCCGCTGTTGTTGCAGAGACTCGCATTGTGCCGGGCACAAGTGCTGCTGCTGCTAAATCTGCTGTGTAGCAAACACCAGTTAGACCTGAAGTCAGACCAGTTACAAGGAACTTGCTACGACCTTTTTGTCTGACGATGAAACCAGATTCGTTATCAGCATATGTCCAAGCAGACAGTGCATAATGTTGCGGAGTGATAGCGCCCATCACGACATAATCTTGATGACCAGTCACAACTGCTGAATCATCAGCAAGCGTTACTAAAGAACCGTTGCGCTGCATACTGACAGTAAAATCTGTCACACTCAGAATATCACGAACCCAATACACTGTGCCGGCTGTTAAATTACCGATATCAGCATTGAACACGATTGGTTGAAGAGCGTTCATTGCTGCTGTGCTAACTGCAACAACAATACTACCGACTGCTTCTGTATCTGTAACTGCGACTACGATGTAGCCAGGAATCACTGCGACATGACCTGCTATAGTGCCGTCTGCCAGTTCAACTGACGATCCAACTGACAACGTGTTAGCAAAGTCTGTACCAGCGCCCCACATTTCTTTACCAGCCGTACCGTTCAATGTTACTGTTCCGGCGCCCACGCGACCGATAGCAACATCAGCAAGAACTTGCTTGCCATAGCTTCCGGTGTTGCCACCGACAACGCTGTATGTGTTAGCTGCACCATTTGGATTGTTGAAACCATAGTCAACTAAATTGACAGTGAAACCAACAGTGACCGGGCCGACTGTGCCAAGTGCAAGCGGTGTCCTATTGATATTAGCATCTAACGGGGTCGAGCTTAACGTCATAGACGATGTGCTTGGCATAGTTAGTACCCAATATGTTGTTCCGGCGATGATGTTACTGACGGTAGTTGATACAACGACAGGCATGCCTACAGTGAAGTTAACAGTAGCAGTTATAGCAGGGATGAAAGTAACGATGTTTGTACCGGTTGTTGTTCCGGTGATTGTGCCAACGAATTGTGATTTGGCGATTTTAAGAGGGCGTCCCATTTGTTTTTCCTTTAGGTTGTGTGGAGTTCTAGTCCTACGCTGTGGGTTACAGCATAAACTCTCAGAATGAGAGTGTATGAGTTTATTTATCGCTTTGGGCGAAAAATGATGGGTTACGTACCAGTGACCAGATGCGGGGCGCCTAGTTCAGTTACACTGAATGGTGCTGCTGTACCATCAGCAAGAATATAAGCAATATAGTTACCTTGGAGCACCAAGATGCTACGTTCTACTGTGCTAGCTGGAATGATTTCGCATGCGGTTGTATTAGCTGTTACTGCTGAGTTACCGATGTTGAACGCAATCGCGCATGAGGTAGTTGCGATTCGAACTTTGTCTGTTGCAATCGGTCCAATCCTTAGACTACCGGCTGCTGGAGTTTGTATATATGATGCCATGTTTCTTCCTTTGATATTTTATAATCTGCCCACTGCTACTTCGATGACACCTGATGTGCCAGCGAAGTCTTCCAGAGACTTACCGATTACTGTTCCCATTAACGGTGTTGCTGAAGGTCGTGCGAAGCCATCGCCACCGCTTACCATCATATCACCTTTTCGTACCACACCTCTGACCTTACACGGCGCACGGCCCTGTAAAGCAAGTTGCACGATGTATTCGCCTTCGCACTGAGAGTTCATCACATACGCAGGGTTAGTTGATACAACACCTGCTACTCTGTTTGTTGAGTCTGATGCCAGAGTGACTTCATTCAATCCACCGAACTCCAGGACTGTCCCTGCTTCGTAATAAGCATCAGCTTTATAGCACTCAGCTAAGTCAGCGTATGTAGCTCTTAACTGTGAGCCTGCAGCTAATGACCAGTTACCTGTGATAGTGCCTGCTGTTGCTGTTGCGCCAGTAGTAAGAGTTGTAGTAGTTACTGATCCACCAATTGTAACAGTAGTAGTTGATCCTGCTGTCACTGCATAAGTCGCATTTGCAACAGTGCCCGAGACATTTCCACCTGCTACTGCATTTGCTGTTGCTGCAAAAGAAACTTGACCACTGACATTTCCACCTGCAACTGCATTTGCTGTTGTGGCATAAGTAGCAAGTCCTACTGCACCACTGACATTTCCACCTGCAACTGCATTTGCTGTTGTGGCATAAGTAGCAAGTCCTACTGCACCACTGACATTTCCACCTGCAACTGCATTTGCTGTTGCTGCAAAAGAAACTTGACCACTGACATTTCCACCTGCAACTGCATTTGCTGTTGCTGCAAAAGAAACTTGTCCAGACACATTAGCACCTGCTACTGCATTTGCTGTTGCAGCATAGTTTACTTGACCGGTCACGTTAGCACCAGTCAACGATGATAACGCACTAGCTGACCCGTAGTGATTACCTGTCAGATTTGCACCTGATATGTTGCCGATTGCTATTAATCCTGTGGTTCCTAAATTACCTACATTCGCATTACCAGTTACACTTAGCGTTCCGCCTGTACTTAAATTGCCTGCTGATGCAGTCCCTGTTACGGACAGTGATGTTAATGTGCCGACCGATGTAATATTAGGTTGTGCCGCTGCGGTGACTGTACCTGCTGTGGTAGCATTACCTGACATATTACCTACAATAGCACCGGAGATAATAACGGAGTTACTATTGGCACTAATAGTCTGTGCGCCTATATAAATTGTGCTATTTGCCAACCACAAATCATTAAATCTATTTGTATTGTTACCTAGATTGTATGTAATATTTGCACTCGGGGTAATATGTCCACTGACGACTACCCCTGTTAGAGTGCCAACTGAAGTAACATTTGGCTGTGCCGCAGTAGTTAAAGTGCCAGTCAGTAGTGTTGCTGACAGTGCACCTGATGCAGCGTTGAATGAGAGGTTTGAATTGGACGCAAGAAAATAGTTAGCCGTTGTATTTGCTCCGACTAGGGTAGGATAGAATACACCAGTTGTTTGTGTTGACACCACACTATAATCAGATACATTCGCCCGCGCAACATAAAGATTCGGCACTAATGTGGTGCTAGCAACTTGAATAGGGGTTGTTCCTGTTGTTGCTTTAGATATCAATCTGCTTGATGTAACAACACCAGTGGCATTTAGATTACCAAAATTAGCATTGCCGTTTAACGTCAGCAGGTTTGTAGTATAATCGTAAGTGAAACCGGTATTACCATCAAGAATATTATTGTTATTGAACTGTATAGTAGTATTTGATCCTCCGACGCTTGCACCTCCGCCACTTCCGGTTGATATTACGGAAGTTGCTACCGCTATATTTGGTGTTGACGCGCCCAAGCCTGTGCCGTTCGCGGCCAATGTTCTGCCGATATCAGTATATAACTGCACGTTACCAGATGATGCATAATCTACTGATAATGTAATGAAGAATGATTTACCGTTAACAATAGTGTTTGCATGTGTGCCGTCTGCGTTAGTGATAGTAACCTCTGCACCGTTAACATACGGTACCGTATTTGCGACCTTCATTATAATAGGAGTAGCTGCTGACAATGATTGTATATGGGTATATTGAGTTCCTTTTGGCGCCCAAGATAGAGTGCCGGTGCCATCTGTTTCTAGCACATATCCAATCGCGCCGCCTTGAATCTTTACATTACCAACAACACCGAGATTGATGTTACCCGATAACCCGGTTCCTGCATAGTTAACCCAGTTATTACCATCATATGACAAAACTTGTCCAGCTAGCGCACCTGTTATGTTCAGATTACCTTGCGCACCGATGATCTGACTGAAGTTTACGTTAGAGTATGAGGTTAACACCTCTATATTTTCATTGGGTGAAGACTTGCCGATGAACAGTCGTTTAGTGTCGGTAGCCCAACCAAACTCTGCGTCAGACAATTGTGGTAAGTCTACCAGGTTACCTGATCGGTGCTGTATCCGGCTTATCTGTATGATTGCCATTATGCCTTCTCCTCTTTATTTATCCAAATGCGTTTGCCATCGATCATCTTCCATGACTTGCCCCTACAGGCCACATTAGGATAACCTTGCCTGATATATTTAACATATACTGGTAAGATCGGCATATCAGCACGCCTAATTCTCCAACCCTTTGCTGCTCGTTGATAACAACTATCAGCAGGATCATTCATTTTAGTAGGCATACCGATATCTATATTATTCTCTCTACACCATTTCGCTATATTAAGCACATAAATTTCATCAGTGTTATCTACTTTACTTACATACCAGCCCTTACACCGGGCCAGACCTTGTTTAGCATGCCATGCTGACCGCTGGACCTCTGAGAGGGCCTCAAACCATGCTTTGGTCCCGGTCATTTTATAGTTAGTGCGATCTACCGCAGCATAATCTATGAATTTACTACGGTCCCCGCCTTCACCACCAGGCACTAGATTGTAACTCATGGGATCATTTACCGCATTGGATATCGATATCCAATGCGCTTCTCGGGCCGACATGTGTGTCAAGTCGGCACATTCTTCAATAATTTCTTTTTTGAAATTTTGCACACCATATTTCCGGATAGCATTTTTTAATGCCTTTCCGGATCCCAAGTAAGAATTGAGATTGGCGGCGTCCTTCCCGATATACCATTTACCGGTTATGAGATTGACTGTTTTGTAAATTATCATAGTATGATCTTCGCTTTATCATACTATTTATCTATTTGAGAAAGTTTGGTCTATAAAAACGCCATGTAATATTGTTCGACTCGTTTAAACCACAGATTGCTGTATTTGTCAAACTCAGCACCCTCAATCACGAACTCTTGGTACACGCAAGTAGGGTCGCACATGAAAATGACACCCTTGCGGATCTTAGTGCCATGAACTTCATCATGTGCTGCGGCATATGCTGCCAGTTGAATGAAGTAATCATCGATCCATTCGCGCTTCTTCGGCTTGTTCGTTTGCTTATGATCCATGATAGCCTCTGAACCAGAGTGAACACCTGCTAAGTCAGTTGTACCTGCATATACTTTAGGGTAGTATACTGGAATCTCAGTGCCCCAATATTCTGAACAGTTGACAAGACCTTGTTCCATGATAGTCTTTGCCATCGCATTGCTTTGTATGCTGTAGGGGTTGCTTCCCGGAGCCTTCAACTCTCCAGTCATAATGTAATCTTCAAGATACTTGTGCATCCTGGTGCCGCGACCTGCTGCTTCTGTTGTAATCTCTTGTGCTTTAGCAGCGCCCATACGCTTGCGCCATTCATTGAGTGCCTGCATCTTCTCTGGTGGAGAAGTAGCACTAAGAATAGTTGTCACTGAGGGGAGTTTTTCACCATCTGGCGTGGCGTATTTTCTGACGCCATCGATAGTTTCGCGGCTGATAGGGACATAATTGAATTTGGGGTTGAACATCTAATTATTATAGATGATTTGCTAGAAAAAAGCAAGTCGTTTGGTTAGCCTATTTAATAAGTCAAGTAAGTAGGTCTATGCTCTTTTAGCACATTGAAGTTGTGTTCGACAATGTTCTGTATGTTTGTTTGCCATTCTAACCACTGATCATCCGTGAACTTCGACAGTCGTTCTATTTCATCTATGATAGCTTCTAGTCTGTATTCATCATTTACTATCGTATCATATGTTTCATCTATATATGGATGAAACGTTCTGTATCCCGAATCACGCATTACATGAAGCGACCCGGGCATGCCCATATAGATAAACGGGTGTTTACCTAAAATAGGTTTATAGGTTTTCTCTGAAAATAAGTAGCAGTCCAATTGTGTATCATAGACCCCATCAACATCAGCAAAGAACTTTGTTTCGGTTACTACACTGAAATAACTATTATTATAATAATGTAGATCATTATCTATGTGAAATGGTTGCTCGTTAGTATCGCTGGGAGTATTACATAAATTAAGTCTT